CCCGGCCAGGCATCCGCCCGCGAGATCAGGGCGCTGCTGGAACGCCGCGCGAAGATCATCGGCTACGAGGCACCCGCCCGGTCCCGCATCGAGGTCGTCACCCCGGAAACGGTCGAGGCGCACATCGCCGCCCTGGAGGCGGAACTTGCCCGCAACGACCCTGCTGGTACAAGCACCGCTTGAGCGGCTCCGCTACCTGCGGGAGCTGCAGAAGCGGGCCGCCAAGATCAAGAAGGGTGTCGCCCGCTACTACGATGACCCGGTTGGTTTCCTTGAGAACTGCATCGACTGGGGCGACGACGGCGGCCCGGCCGACTACCAGCTGGAGATCCTCAGTGCCTTCCCGGCGAAGAAACGGGAAGCCGTCCGGAGCCCTCACGGAGCCGGCAAGTCCAGCCTCGCGGCCTGGGTCATGCTGTGGTTCGCGCTGACCCGCGATGCTGCCGGAGTTGAGTGGAAGGGGGTCGCGACAGCTGGCGCCTGGCGCCAGCTCATCAACTACCTGTTTCCCGAGCTGCACAAGTGGGCCTCGCGAATCAGATGGGATGTCGTCCGCGACGGGCACCCGTTCACCAAAGCCGAGCTGCTGAACCTGAACCTGCGGCTCGGCCACGGAGCGCTTTCCGCGGCGGCGTGCACGACCCCGGCACTGATCGAGGGCGCACACGCCGACAGCCTGCTGTTCGTCTACGACGAGGCGAAAGCGATCCCGGCGGGGACGTTCGACGCCTGCGAGGGCGCGTTCTCCGGCGCGGGTGAGGGTGGCACCGAGGCGTTCGCGCTCGCCCTGTCGACGCCCGGGGAACCGCAGGGCCGGTTCTACGACATCTGCAAGCGCAAAGCCGGCTACGAGGACTGGCACCCGGTCCACGTCACGCTGGACGACGCGATGGCCGCCGGACGGATCACTGAAGAATGGGCGGGGCAGCGGGCCCGCCAGTGGGGCCCGGATTCGGCGATCTACCAGAACCGCGTCCTGGGCGAGTTCTACGCCTCCGATGAGGACAGCGTGATCCCGCTGGCGTGGGCGGAGGCCGCGGTGGCCCGGTGGCACGCCTGGGATGACGCTGGCCGCCCGGACTCCGGCCGCGCCTTCCTGCCCCGCACGGTCGGCGTGGACGTCGCCAGGACCGGATCCGACAAGACCGTCTTCGCGCTCCGCTGCGGCCCGGTGATCACCGAACTGCGCCGGTCGGTGAAGGAAGACACCATGCAGACCACCGGCCGGGTGAAGGGCATCCTGGACGCCGACCCTTCCTGCACCGCCGTAGTCGACGTGATCGGCATCGGCGCCGGCGTCGTTGACAGGCTCCGCGAGATGGGCGCCAGGGTGCTGGCGTTCAACGCGTCGCGCGCATCGCTAGCCGTCGACAGCACCAGGGAGTTCCATTTCACGAACCGCCGGAGCGAAGCTCACTGGACGCTCCGCCAGGCGCTGGACCCGTCCTGCGGCCCGGACTACTGCCTGCCCGACGACGAGATGCTCCTGGGTGACTTGTCGGCACCTCACTGGTCGGTCACTTCGAGCGGGAAGATCCAGGTGGAAAGCAAGGACGAGATCCGCAAGCGTCTCGGGCGGTCCCCGGACGACGGCGACGCCGTAGTGATGGCCTACGTTCCGCATCTGGCTGATCACGTTCCGAACGCGCGCCCGTGGGCCGGCGCTGTCGAGCTCGGGACCTTCGGGCAGGCGGAGGATGCGGCGATGCGCCACCGTCATCACGTCCCCGGCAGCCCGGACGTGCTTCAGGAGACACCCGCAGACGCGCCGTGGGATCTCGACGGCTTTTCCCCGCAGGATGACGAGCAGGCGCGGCCGGGAGGGCGCAGGGGTAACGTCAAGGCGTGGCGGTGACGATCTCAGGGCAGATGGCAGCGTCCACTATCACCGGCCAGGTCGACCTGTCCGCGGAGTCCCGCGCCCGTGAACTCAGGGACGACCGCGGGCGGTGGACCCGCAGTCCCGGTGCCGCCGGCGATGTCCCGCCCGCCGCGGCAGCGGACGAGACCCCGGAGGAGTCCGTCACGAGGTTCGCTGCCCGCGCCGCGACGGTCGTCCCCGGCTTGCTCGGCGGCGGACACGAGGCGTTCAGCGGCAACGTCAAGGTTCTCGACCCCGCGACGTACGCGGGGTTCAGCGCGGCCCTGGAATGGGACGGGACGATGGACTTCGGCGGTGACCTGGCCGCCAGAATGCAGCAGGACGCCGCGGGGACGGGGCCGGTCGCTGATCCCCGCGCCTACCTGACCGTGCTGCACGAGCTGATCCACGGCACCGTCCCGCAAGGCCAGGACTACTCCGCGGGCATGACGGACTACCTGAACCAGCCGGAAGTAGCCACGATGGAGGAAGGGTTCACCGAACTGGGCGCCATCCACCATGCTGCCGGGTTCTTCACCAAGATGGGCGTCGGCGGCCGGGAAGTCAAAGACGGCGGGACCATGGCCGGCCACGCCCAGCGGCTGGCCGCCCCGGAGCGGATCGCCAGCGGGGACGCGTGGGGTCACTACGGGTGGGAGACCGCCGCCGCTCAGGGCTGGGTGACGGCAGCCGCCGCGGCGGAAGGCAAAGGCGGGGACCGGGCCAGGGAACTGGCTGACGAGATCAACCGTGAAGGGGTGCCGGGGAAACTGGCGGCGCTGGCCCGGCAGGCGGTCCGGGCCGCGGGAGCAGACCCGATGCCGCCGTCCCGGCTCGCTGCGGTGCAGTCCGCGATCCTCGCCGCGTGGCCGGATTACCCCGAAGGCGAGGCGTCGGCCTGGGCCGGGCAGGCATGGGAGGCGGCTGCGGCGGCAGTGAAAGCCGGCAACGTCGTCGGGCTCGTTGCGGCGCCGCGCGGCTGGAGCTCGTGGCCCCCGGACTGG